TCCTTGTCGGGCTCGGGTTCCGCGGCGCCGCGGCGGAGCGCTTCTCCGAACGTGAGTGTGGGCACCATGGCAGCGACCGGGCGTCAACCAGAGGGCGAACCGAGCGCCGGGTGTGGTCCGGGCCTCCGCGTGTATAGAAAAAAATCACGTTGAACGGGAAAATGGGCCAGTTCGAGGACCAATGCCAGATGCTATTTCCCAAGTACCAGGGCAAGGACGCTGGGACCTACCAGTGTTGTGTCGACAGTATCACCCCCGAGCTCATGCAAAACGGGGTGAGGCAGCAGAAGCGCCATATCCAGGCGGTGTGCTCGCGCATCGCACAGGAGAACAAGCTGCTGGATGCGTCCAGGGTCTCGTGGTGCACCGGCCTCTACCCGAAGCACGTCGACTGCTGCAAAGTGAACTTGACCGACGATGCGCTGCATGCCGCGATCGCGGTGAGTAAGAGCGACGACCCCACCCTGGGCACTGTCCCCGTTGGCATGGACGCCGAGGTATGGGTCAAGCTGACGGGCAAGGAGAGTCCGGAGGAGAAAAGGCAAAAGGAGAACCGCAAGGAAAAAATGGACACGGTGGCAAAGGCACAAGAGAATATCGACAAGAAATGTAAGATGAACATTTATCTGAAGCGCTCAGCCGACGCTGGTATCGTCGCCGGCGCCGGGATCCTGGTCGACAAGGTCGCGGTTCCGCTTGGCAAAGCAATCGGAGAAAGCACAGTGAAAGCTCCCGGGGAACTTGCCAAGAAGGGGTACAGAGCAGGTAAATACATCAAGGATGCATTCAGCAAGTCCGGAAAGGGCGGCGAGGGCGGCGAGGCCGGCGCCGAGGGCGGAGCCACGGCCGGTGCCGAGGGCGGAGCCGAGGGCGGAGCCGCGGCCGGTGCCGAGGGCGGCGAGGCCGTGGCCCAGACCACAGAGACAGTCGCGACAGTGGCCGACGTGGCCGAGACCACAGAGACAGTCGCGACAGTGACCGACGTGGCCGAGACCACAGAGACAGTCGCGACAGTGGCCGACGTGGCCGAGACCACTGCGGTCGTCACCGAGGTCGCCGAGGGCGCCGCGGTCGGCGGCGCGGCTGTCGATGGCGCCGCGGCGGCCGGGGCCACCGCAGCCGGTCTCTTCGCCGCGGCCGGTGTCTCGGCCGCTACCGGGATCGGCATCTTCGCCGCCGTGGGTCTCGTCGGCGTGGGGGCAGTCTACGGGATCAAATCACTGGAGGACGACTGAGCCGAGCCTAGCGCTGGGCGTCCACCTCGATCCGCGGGGCGATGTTCGTCCCCATGACCTCCTGGAGCAGCAGCTTCGTCGCATAAGGCATGGGGAGGTCGACGACGTGCTCCGACGAGTTGCAGAGTCGGCAGAATGCACCACGATCGCCGATGCACGTCCCACGGCACGCCGGCTCGGCGAGCAGGCCGCACTGTGTGCACACTGTGCACTCGTAGGGATCCGACTGCGTGAACAGCCGTTCCTGTAGCATGGCCGCGGCCCCGTGGCCGATCAAGCAGTCGCGCTCCATCTCACCGAAGCGCAGCCCGCCGTCCTGGCGCCGCCCCTCTGTCGGCTGCCGGGTCTTGGCGTCCACGGGGCCGCGCGCCCGGGCGTGGCACTTGTCGTCCACCATATGCTTGAGGCTCTGCATGCACACCGGCCCCATGAAGATGCGTGCCTCCATTTTGTTGCCCGTGCCGCCATTGTACATGTCGTGGTTGCCGTGAGGGTCGAGCCCCGCTGCCTCGAGGCGCTCCGCGATAGAGTCGACCGTGTGCCCCCCGAAGGCCGTACCGTCGCCGATCTTGCCCTCCGAGCAGCCGAGGGTGGCCAGTAGCATCTCCACGAGCTGGCCGATCGTCATCCGCGACGGCAGCGCGTGGGGGTTCATGATAATATCCGGCTGCCGACCGTCCTCGAGGAAGGGCATATCCTCGCTGCGGTAGATGGCACCGATCACCCCCTTCTGCCCGTGGCGCGACGTGAACTTGTCGCCGGTCTGCGGTGTCCGTGTCTCCTCGATCCGTACCTTGCGAATGTCAAGGCCGTCGCGGTTCGTGGCGTACATGACCCGCGTGACCACGCCCTCGTTGGCGCACTTGGCCACGGTACTGTGATCCTGCGAAATGACCTCGCCGTTCTTGGTGTCGGCGTCGCGGACCTTGCCGATTACGACGTCCCCCTGTGACACGACCGTGCCGACGGGTACGGTGCCGCAGGGTCGCAGCTTGTCGTAGCACCCCGCCCGACGCTGCGAGCAGTCGGACGGCGGGCGGCAGAACGTGTAGCCCTCGCTGCCGGCCTCGTCGCGGACCGTCCTCGCCACGCAGCACCGCATCATCCCGCGGTCTAGCGCCGCCTTGTTGAAGATGAGGCTGTCTTCCTGGTTGAACCCACCGTAGGTCATAATTGCGACAATGGCGTTGGTCCCGGCGGGAATGGCCTTGGTCCCGAGGACGTCGTCCACCCACGTGCCGACGAGCGGGCGCTGCGGGTACCACAGGCCAAACCCAACCGTGTCGAACCGCATGTGGGCGTTGGACGCGTACACACCGATGCTCTGCTTGCCCATCGCGCACTGGTATGTGTTTCGCGGTGCCTGGTTGTGGTGGGGGAAGGGGATCATCGACGCCGACATCCCCAGTATCGCCGATGGGTGGATCTCCATGTGGGTGAAGCGCCCCGGGGCATTTGCCAGCTGGTGGTGGCTGTGGGCCACGACGAGAGACTGCTCCTCCTCCTTGTCGATATACATCACGATTCCGCTCGCGACCAGGGTGGGCCATAGCGGTGCCCTGTGGGTGCGGCACTCCTCCACCTTGGAGCGGAGGTCACCGAGGCGCGCCACGACAAACACGGGGCGGCACAGGCAGCCCGCATCCGTCCCCATGTGGATCTCGCCGGCATCGGGGTCGTACGCCACCGAACAGTCCGACGGGAGCGAGGCGTCGGCGCGGAGCTGTCGCAGCTGCTCGACCGTGTCGAGCAGCATCGTACGGCGCACGAACCCCTGCACCACGCCGTTGTGGAACACCCGGACGTAGCCCTCCACTCCGCCCGCGGCGGCCGTCTCGGCGGCGACGAAGCCGAGCCGCGAGGGGAGCGCCCGCATGACCGACAGCATTGACAACTGTGTGCACGAGTTGATTCGCACGTGGGCCAGGACTGCGAGGTTGACGATGAGTCCGCACGACTGGCCCTCTGGCGTCTCGGCGGGGCACACGACGCCGTAGGCGCTCGGGTGCTGCTGCCGAATCGCACTATTCTTGCTGTCGCGGTTCGCGGGACAGCTGAGACGCCGCTTGTCGGACACAGAGGCGAAAATAGAGTTCCGGTTAAGCACCTGGGCCACGCCACACTGTGCGGTGTTGGACCGTGCCTGCACGCCCCAGTTGCCCGTCGCGAATGCATACTTGAACCCCGATGTGATCTTCCGCGCCATCACCAGCTTCGGGATCGAGAGCTGTCGATGCGGCGAGGACAGTGTCCGGACCAGCTGAGAGTTGAGGCTCTTGAGAAAGGCCCGGAACAACTGTCGGAACAGGAGGCTGCAGAGGTGCCCCGGGGCGTCGACCCGCTTGAGCTTAAAGTGGTCGCGGTCGTCGACCGGGCGCAGCCCCAGGTGCACGAGCATCAGGCGGTGCACCATGTGGCCCAGGTACAGTGTCTTGGCGGCGTGGGTCTGCGGTGCGTCACCGAGGCCCATGTGAGGCAGGACCTCGTTGTTCAGTATGTGTGTCATGTACCGGTCGCGGCGCTGCCGTGTCGTCTCCGTGGTGCCGCGATCACCCACCTGGATGAAAATCTCCTCCGCGGTCTCGGGTTCCATACCCTCGATCAGGATGTCACGGACCGTGCTCGTGACGATCTTCCCGTGAGCCCCGCTGTGGGCCCCGCAAGCTTCGACCATTGCCTCGAGAGTTCCGCAGCCCAGGAGCTTGAACAGTGCGGTGAGGCTCACGGTGGTCTCGAGGAAGGGGAGCGACGCGGTGATGTGCGGAGGGTGGTCGGCATTGCCGGGCATGAGGTGGAGCACCAGCGTGCTCGTCGACCGCAGCTTCTGCTCGTGGCAAGACCGTACCTCGCAGCAGAGTGTCGCCCGTGACTGGGCGGTGGCGGGCCACACGAAGGCACAGTTGGTCCGGAGCTTCTGCTGGGCGATCAGTGTCTTCTCGAGGCCGTTGATGACGAAGTAGCCCCCCGAGTCGTACACGCAGGAGGACAGGTCTCCGACGCGCGAGCTCAGGTAGCAGTAACGGCTGCGCACCATGACCGGTATCTTGCACAGGACGACCTCGCGGTACATATCACTCTTGATACGCTCACCGTCGACAGTATCAACGGTGTGGAGGACGTCGACCAGCACGGCCGATGCGTAGCTGAGGTTTCGCGCCATCGCCTCGGCGGGTCCCTCGACGGCCCGAACGAACCCGTCCGACTCGCGGATGGTCGGGGGTGGTATGCACACTCGCGAAAACTTGAGCGTATGGGTGCGCTCGCCCACAGTGACCACAATGTCGGAGTTCTCGGTGATGATCTGAGGGAGCATGACATCCGCAAAGTGATCGAAGCTCTCGAGCTGGTGCCTCACGACCCCGTGTGTCTCAAAATAAGCAGACAGTGCGGTTCGCGAAAGTGATTCGAAATCCATCGCTTCCCCCGGTCCGATGTGACATGCACCGACCGACTCGTGCGCCGTGCCGGGTGGCCGCGACGAGGCGCGGGACGCAAAAAAAAATGCAGCGCAGTTCGATGGCCTTCAGCACCACCGTGGTGGCAATGCGGCCCCGAGTGGTCGAATGGGGGGAGCGGGGCGGCGAGCTTCCTACGGGCGACTTCGACGTCCTGTATGCCGCGGGCCTGGTCGACGTCGCCGCGGGGCGCCTCTCGCGGCACGGCTGGGGCGACGAGCCCGTCGCCCGTGTCGTCCGCGCCCTGTCACCGAACCATGGCGCAGCCCTCCTCGAGTGGCTCAGGGAGCTGGTGGCGGTGCCGCGGCGGGCGTCTCTACCACCCCGACGATCGTGTGAGGTCCCCGTCAGCGCCCCCCTGCTCGACATGGCCGTGGACATCACCAAGCAGCTCCTTCTGGCCGAGGCATTCCTCGAGTGACTACCGCGGACTCTGGACCGCCTCGCGAGCGTCTGACGTCTCGGCGAGGGCTAGATCGTACGCTTTGTTCAGGACGGCGTAGAGTGCGTCCCTGAGGAACTTGGAAATTCGGAGGCCCTCAAGCTGTGCGCGGTGGTCTGTATATTTGTCGTAAACATCAATGGCAGTGGCATCGGTACCCAACTCAAATACGGCGAGGGAACTTGCCATGTCGTCGTTTGTTTGTACACATGCGCAAACAACCGCAGCCCTAGCGAACGCGCGGCGAGTCGAAGCCCTGCTCACTGCCACTGCCGCGGTCGGGATCCGTCTCTGTTTCCAATTCGAGCACCACTGAGGCGGGCTCGGGCTCGGGCCCGGGCTCGGGCTCGGGCTCGGGCTCGGGCTCGGGCTCGGGCTCGGGCTCGGGCTCTGACGCGGGTACGGGCACGGGCTCGGAAACGGGCACGGGCTCGGTCTTCGGATTGCCGGGTGTGGGCACCCCGATTGTCGCCGGTGTTGAGGGAGGTACCACGTTCGTGTGCGGCACCGTAGTTTCGCGGTTCCGGAACGCGGACTCCATGGCGCGCTCGAGCGCCTCAACACGTCCCTCGAGCACAGAAACCCGTTGTGCCGTAGTCGCCTGTTGCTGATCCTGGGCGGGTGATCGAATCGTCCATGCACGCTGTGCAGAAATCATGGCTTTAATCTGTGCAGTGCGTAAGTTGCACCGCTCGCTGAACGCGCTACTTACCGTAGCATGCACTGCCACACTTTTTGCACGGCGCGCATTTTCCTCTCCAGGCCGCCGCGACTGCGACCGCGAGTCCTCCCACCAAGACCACGGTCCGGGCGTGCGACGTTGGCATGGGGCAATGCTCGCACCACGCCAGTGTGATCAGTGTCGCGGCAATCAGCGCCTCGGCGTGGAGGAGCGTATCGATCCGCGGCCCGAGCGAGAGGCCGAGGCCTGAATCAATTTTCTTGCACTCGGGGCACTGCTCACAGTCGCGCGGGCGGCGGACGATCTCGCGCAGGAAGACCGTCCCGACGACGATCGCCGTGACGATCGCCAGGGCGGTGTGGTGGGACGTGGCAAAATTTGCACAGAGGCTCTCTGTGAACTGTACAGCCGCCCAGGTGGTTAGGACCACCCTGAATAACAGAGACAGTACCGTCTGCATTTGCATGGTTCACGGGATTTACTTTACACACCCACTATAAAAAGTGAGTGGTCGGCGCCGTGTGTTGCATGGCCGGGGACATTAACCCGTGCATGTGAGATAAAGGTCGAATGCTGAGTACGGTGAGATCCATCCCCACGGTGGAGCTCTGTGAGACCCCAGTTACATCAATGCTCTTTGACTGGTCACACACCATCTGCTATGATTTCATGCACAACGTGTGCCGAAAGTGCGGCGGGCGCTCGGTCGATGAGGGTGACACCCGCCGCAAGATACAGCGTGCGATGAAGACACTGGACGAATGGACCCCACTCCACCGGCGCACACAGACGAAGGAGGCCTTGGCGCTGTACCCTGGCTTGAACTGTGCACTGCGGGCGTCGATGGCATACATGGCAGACTCGCTGGCAAAGCACGGGTTCGAAGTGTCGCGTAACTACGACTTTTCAGTCGGTGACTTTATTCACGACACTCTGACATCAATGGGGCGCGACCCCCTGGTGCTCACGCTGGCGTACTTTCGCCGCTCCCCGGAGGCGTACACGGCCCGGTGGCTCCTCCACCGCAAGTGCATGCGCGAGGCGCTCGTGGCCGCCCTTGCACCGACGCCGCCAGCAAACTGTGCACCGGGCTACGAGTCGGACGCCGACGACCCCGCTCCGGGTGACTCGGTCTCCAATGTCGGTTCCGAGCCCGAGGCCGCGCCCGAGGCCGAGGCCGCGCCCGAGGCCGGGGCCGAGGCCGGGGCCGAGGCCGAGGCCGCGCCCGGGACCGGGGCCGGGTCCGAGGCTGGGTCCGGGACCGGGGCCGGGTGACGATTCCCATCGCCCGACCCACTGCTCGCAAAGACGTTGATAGTACCGTCGCTGATTGTCAGCACCATCACGGCCTCGCCATGGCGCGCATTCGCATCCGCTGCGATCCGATTGCGAGCTTGTTCGGGTACTCGTTTGGATTCGGTGACCCACTGGTCGACCGGCAGCGCCGTCATTTTTTGGGCATCTCGATCGACCACCACTATCGATGGCTGGTCGCGCACCAGTGCCGTGTCGACGAGCAATAAGATCGCCCTGTCGAGGGTCGCCATCGAGCTGGCCGTCCCATCCCGCCCACCGGTGTGTTGGCTCGGGCTGACACTGTATCGCCTTTCCAAAAAAAACATGGCAGTGACCCACGTGTTCGATCCGTGCTCCCACTGCATCGTGCCCAGCGCCTTGGTGCGAGAATGCCCGGTCAGTCGCAGATCCCCGAGTGTGACCGTCGTCGTCGGCGGTGTCGCCTTCGTACTGCCGTCTAATGTCATGCGGCGCCAGTGCCCGGGGTGCCGGTTGCCCGCCGGGGCACCGGGCCCCACGTTGTCTATGGGTGGATCCGAGTACCCGACGGTCTGCCTCGAACCGCCGCACCCGGAACTGTTTCCCGACTGGGTCCTGGCTGCATACTCGTGCCAGTGTGCAGCGTGCAAGCGGTCGACGCCACTGGTCGCGAGCGAACTCCGGAAGATTCAGCAGTACATGGAGCAGTCGCACTGATCCCGAGCTATCGACGCTCGTGGACCTCCTCGAGAGGTACTGTGCGATCTGTTTCATAGCTCTCAATGCGTCGATCAATCTCGTCGCTAGCCACGGTAGCGGCCGTTCGCCGTTCCATTTTATCCGCACCGACGCCGGACTTCTGGTCACCGATGTTACCTTGCGCCGCCCGCTCGTGTTCGTTTTCCAGTGCCGCTTCCCCGGCGCTCGTAGCTTCCGCCAGACTAGAGTTCAGGTCGCTCTTTACTTGTTCTCGAAAGTCTCTGGAGACTATCCCCGCTGCTGCGAGCGCCCCGATGCTAACGGCGGCGGCCACGGCCACCTTCCCCGCCAGGAACACGCCGTCGGGAATATCGATACCCATGTCCCAGTACGATGTGTTCCGCACACAGGACGAGCCATGGTGAGTGCATGAGTTGTTCAAACTCGAGCACTCGAGCTCACTAGTGCCGGCGACAGTCTGACAGCCATCGTCGGCCTCCGCGAGTTTCTTCATGCACATCCCACCGGCTACGATACATCCATCCGTTTGGGTGCACGTGTCGAGGTCGAACGGGCAGACGGACTCGCACTTGTCCCCGTTGACCTTGCACATGGCGATCTCCTTGCAGCTATCTGGGTCGTTGCTCGCACAGTCGTCCGTGGGCTTCATGTTACCGCACGATAGTATGTCGTTGTTCACAATACCGGCGACCTCGTCCGCATCGGCGCCAGCCTTGACCACGTGCCTGGATGCGTCTTCAAGGGCACTGCATGTATCCTGCCCCACAAGACTCATCGAGGAACACTGTGACCGCATGGTGACGGTCGGACACAGCTTGCCAGCGATCCCGCCCCGCTGCTTCTCGATGGTCTCGATCGTCGCCTCGCACTTTGCCTTGGCTGCCGGGTTATCGTAGATCGTGCGGCAGAGATCCTTCGGGGCGGCCATCTGGGCACACCACTCGGCGTCAAGCGTAGAACACATGCCCGCCAGCATCTTCGCCTCTTCCAGGGCATTCTGATACTCTGCGACTTTCTGAGGGTCGACCTGATCGGCCGGCCTGGGATCGCCCTTCTCGTCGATCGTCGGGTCGCGCTCGTCCGCATATGCACTGTTGACAGCGTACTCACATACAGGTAGCCGGCACGAGTCGAGGGCGTCGCGGACGACGTCTCGGGTGGTGTCGTTATCAGCACACAGCTTGTGCATGCGCAAAACAGTCATACAGTCACCGCGGAGGTTGCATGTCTTGATCGGCACTGACGTGGCCGAGCCAGTCAAATCTTCGCCCAGGTAGAGCGTGCACAATGACTTTTTGCCGGGTGCGAGCGGGTTGAGCGTCGGTGTGGTCATGTCGTCGAGTTCGGACACCCACCGGCCGTTCACGCTGTGCAGGCTGGGGAGCGCTATGGCGCCCCCCACGCACGCACCGAGGGCACTGTCCTGGGTGCATGGGGTGGTGGTCTCCGCTGCTACCATGGTGTGCACTGGCACCTGCAGCTTGCTCATGCAGCCGATACTCGTTGCGACGCCCAGGTTGCTCTGGCACTCGCTGCTGAAAGCCACGAGCTTGTCGGTGTTGTCATCACCCAGTAGCGTCTCCGCGAGGGTGGAGTCGCCGATGACCCGGTCGTTCAGTTGGTCGACCGCCTCCTGAGAGTGGAACCGCGAGAATGGGACACACTGCCCGGTATCCGTCGCAACATAGACAACGGGTGCGGTCTCGACGAGAGTGGCGGATCGATTGAATGCATCTACGAGCGACTCGCCGGCCAGGGGGGTGATGACGTTGGCATCTGGCGGGAGCAGCGAACACGTGGTTGTCTGCATAGGCTAAATTTTGCCTAACCGGTATACATTATTTTTACGGTGGGGTGGTAATGAGGGCGGCGGCGACGAGCCTCCTCACACGGTCCCTGGATGGCGGGTCGTCGGCCGCGAGTGCTTCCGCGAGCTTCAGCCATGCGCTCTGGGAGGGCGACCCCAAGGCCGTCAGGCACAGCATCGCGAGGGACTTGTCCGGGGCAGTGGTCTCGTCCTCGTTGTCATCGCTCTCCTCGTCGCTGTTGCTGTCCTCGCTCTCCTCGCTGTCCTCGCTCTCCTCGCCCCCGGGCGGCTCGGGAGTGACGATCTCGGGGGACGGAGACGGCGTGCGTCGCCGGCGCTTGGATGCCCCCCGCACCCCTGACAGCGGCTCATCGCGGAGATCCCCCCACGTCCGCGGAAGCGGGTCGCCACGGAGATCCAGAGCCTCGCACGCCTCCGCGGCGATCAGCAACGGCTGATCGCGGAGCCTCCCCGAGCAGGGGGCCCACTCGGGCCCGTCGGGCAGCGAGCACACAACCTGCGGCACTCTGGTCTCGACCCATGTGCGATGAACGGTGGATAGCGAAGGGTCGACCGTGGCGGCCCCGTCCTTGGTCAGCACCGCGACCGTGGTGCCCTCGGGGAGCTGGTCGAGCGTCGCCTGGGAGAGGGGCTCGGTACTTTTGGCGATGAACACCCGCGACAGCATCGCCCCGGGGGAAGGGGCTGCGTCACTCTGGTCGCGGGTCGCGTACACGGACGGGGGCACGGTCTCCGCATGCAGAAAAACACCACTGTGGTGCTACGGTACAGACTTTGACAGGTGGTCGCCACCATGCAAAACAGGTTGCCCCGAATGAGCAGAGCGTGAGGGCCGCTCGGGCTGCGGGTGTAACCGCGACCAAGTATTTACTACAAAAGGCACAGTGATCACATAGATTGCGACGGTGATCAGGGCGATGGGCACGGAGCAGCGACCCGCGGGAAAGGGGCGCAAGCGGAAAGCGGGCAAGGGGCGCAAGCCCAAAGCGGGCAAAGGGCGCAAGCGGAAAGCGGGCAAGGGGCGCAAGCGTGTAGAAGAGCGGGTGCCGAGTGTCATTGAACGAAGGCGCTGGCGAACGGTGTGGCGAGGGTGCGAGCGATGCGGGCATAAGGGGTGTTCAGAGTGCAGGTGCAACGTGCAGTGCGGGATCGAGAGGGTGACTGTACCGACACGACTACCGCGTGAAATCGCGTGCAGGGTGTGCGGGCGGTGGGGGTGATGCCGATGACCCGTACTGCGAGAAGTGTGGGTACTAACTAGTACAATGTGATCGGCAGTTCTCGAACACGTGCGAAAAACACCGGCGCGCACATGGCAGAATTGTGCATATGCATGTGCCATATGCATACGTTTTACACCTAGACCATTCATTTATAGAGACCGCGATCTGGGACAAAAGTTGAGGGGGGGCGGGGGCCGCGGCAGTCTCCCGCGAACAAGGTGTCCGAAAACGAAGCTACGTGCGCGACACCCGTGTGCGGAGGCCACCGCCAGGGTCGAGCACCCGCTCAACGGCCTCCCACGGCACGCCGGGGCCGCGGCACCACGCCTCGGTGCGCAGCGTCCCGTCGCGCTCCACGACGAGCCGCGCCCCCAGCAGGTCAGGTACCGTTGTTAATATTGCGACCAATGTTTTGAACAACTTGAGCGCACTGACGTTCACACTCTCGACACGGACAACGGCACCTGTTCCGCGCAGCGCTGTGTCCTCCCAGCTCGGCGTCACCCCGGGGACAAACATACAGAACGACTTAATCGCCCCGCCCTTGCAGTAGAGGACGTGGTGCGGCGCGAGGCGACAGGCGTGCTCGATACTGGCGAGGCACTCGGCGATCTCCTGGACCGTGTGTGCACGGCACACGGGGATCGTCGAGGCGCTGTACGAGCCACCTCCCTCGATTGTGGCATAGAGGTGAAGCATTGCGTGCTGCGCGGGGATAACGCAGAGAGAGTTGTGAGGCCGTGCACGGCCCGCTCTCGTTTTTTTGGGGGGGCGAGACGAGGCGAGGAATACTTTATATAGGCGGGCTGGTAAATGGAGACGGTGCGCAAGGAGCACATCGACATTGGCTCAGTGGCGGTGACGGGGGCACGGGTGGGCGACACGATTCGCGGTTTTGAGGTGGCACGCGATGGGGCGGTGGTGGGCGTCACGATGGACGGCAAGGCGACGAAGAAGGGCCCGCACAAGCCGTGGAAGAAGGAGACGGCGGAGGACAATGCGGCAGAGGTGAAGGGCGTGGTGCTGAAGGTGGCGGAGGGCCGCGTGTACCCGAGCACAGAGCGCCGCCGCCAGAGCGCAGCGGCACTGGCGAAGCACGGGATTGAGACGGACGGATGGGCCGTGCTGCTGGGCCAGGCGCTGCAGCGCGTGGGCCCCGACGCCCGGCTGATCCTCGAGTCGGGCGAGGGCGCCCCGTCCGCGGAGCACGGGACGCTGCTGGGGCTGCAGCGGGGCGCCGCGAACGGCAACCACCCATCCGTCGACTCGGAGGGGACGACAACCAAGTTTGTGCTCGTGAACGCGGGTCAGTGGGGCGTCAGGTACCCCGCGATGCTGAAGCTCGTGGGGACGACGGTGACGGCCGCGGAGATTATGGCGGTCATGCGAGCGCACGACAACTCGTTCCTGTCACTGCGATCGGAGTTTTGGATCTTAACCCAGGAGTCGCGCCGGATCCCGGACGACGCCGAGGTGGACCACAGTGCGGTACTGCGGGCGACCGAGCCCGCCGAGGCCTACGAGCTGGTGCTGAATGATGAGACGCTCCGCGTGCGGGTCGCCGCATCGGCTGGAGGGCTGCTCGACATAGCAGCGGTCAAGCGCCTGGCACTGCGGGCTCATGCGGCGGTCTCGGGCGCGAAAGGCAACTCGCTCCGCGATATGACGACTGTGACCGAGGCGGATGCGGATCGATGCGTGGCATTTGTCCAGACACTGACACACGGCGCGACAAAGTCCCTCTTCCAAAAGACCGCCCGGATCTATGCCGAGTCGTTCACGACGCCACTCCGCGAGAATATCGCGACGGAGGGCCCGGAGGTGGACACGACGCTACTGGGGATGGTCGCCGTGGGATGCACGTTCATTGACGGTGGCCACTTCCTGCCTCAGGTGCAGAAGTTTGTGCGGGGGGCCACATCGGCGATGAAGCGCACGGGCGTGATTGTCCCAGAGGACGCGTACCCGGCGAGCAAGGCGGTGCGCCGCGCGTACGACGGGGCCCTGAGCGACGGCGAGGCGTACACCGACGCCGCCACGGTGGTGCGGCGCCTGCTGCTGACGGCGCTCGTGACCTCCGAGGTCAACTCGTACTTTGCCCCCGAGACGGTACTCTTGGACACGATGATTATGATCGGCCTGTGCACGCGTACCCGCTGCGTCCCTAACTGGCGCGATGGCGAGTCGGCCAGCGGCTACCCCGGCCTGACCGGGGCCTCTGACAAGGTGAGCGGAGCCGCACTGAAGGACATGGCGATGCTGCTGGAGCGCCTCGGCTCGTTCGAGGGCGACAAGCGGATGTTCCACAAGGTGGCGACCATGGGCGCCGCCAACAACCTCGAGCTCCTCGTGTACAGGGGTGCGCCGCACCCGGTGATCCCCTGGCGCCACATCCTGGACCAGCACACGGGCCCGGGCATCGCCCACGCACTGATCCTGCCACAGGACCTCGCCGCGCCGCCGGCGATCAAGGACCGCATGGCGATGATCTTTGGGCACCAGGCCACACGCGAATCGGACGGTGCGACGGGGTTCAATCCGCGGCGCACCGGCCGTCTGCTGGACGAGAGCTCCGAGCATGTGCGGCGGATTCGGCACGCCCAGCTGTGCGCCGCGATCCCTTCCTTGGCGCGCAAGCCATCACCTGGCGCCCCCACGGGCAAGGACACGACCCTGCGCATGCCCGTGGACGGGGGGGTGCTGGCGGGTGGCGTCGGCCCGGTGACACTCAAGTTCTCATACAAGCGCGATGGCGACGACAAGCCCAAGCAGTGGGCCCTCGTGGTCGTGCTGGGGGTCGACAACAGCACGGAGTCGGTCATGCACACACGGACAAGATCCAAAGACAAGCCTGATATCACCCCCGATGTGGAAGAGCGAGCGATCAAGGAGGTGCGCAAGAAAAAACTCCCGTACAATTCACCGATCCTGCGCGGCTACACCCACGCGAGCTACGACCCCACCCAGGGGTGGCAGCTGCACGGCAAAGGGGGCGTCCCCGTGATCACGTGGTATGACCCCAAGACACAGAAACCCGCGGCCCACACGGAGGATATCCACTGCAAGGAAGTGACCCTCTCGTCTCGCGGATGGCTGCAGAGCGCCGAGGCGATGGTCACCGCACTCGACCGAGGGCGGCGCCCGGGGGTGATCGCCAGAGATGCAAGGAAGCAGGTTCACGCAGCGCTCGCCGAAGTCGACCGCTCGATAGCCATGCGGGTGCTTGTCTTCACCCGGCAGCAGTACGACAAGGTCAAGCTCCCCGTGACACAGGTGACGGGGGCGACGGGCGACGACGACCTCGTGCCCATCCCAGTCGACCCACTGGCATACCAGTGCCTCCTGGCACTGTCGCACATTGTGCCCGGGGCCCTGACGCCCGACCAGCTGCCCGGGTTTCGGGTGCCCGACGCCCGGCTTCTCCGTACACTGGAGCAGTGGATCGCTGACTACCTGCTCGAGACTGGCGAGGCGAGGGTCGAGAGTGCATCGGGCGAGCTCGCAACGCTTCACAAGGTCCTCTTCGACTCGTTCGAGCAAGAAGGCGCCGACAAGCCCCGCGAGCACCAGATGAAGCTGTACAATCAGCTGCGCATGAAGCGTGCCAACACGGCGGTGCGCACGGGTGGCGACTTCATCTCGCTCGACACGGGCCTGGGTAAGAGCCTGATCGCGATCATGCACTCGCTCCAGTACGCCAAGGATGACCGGCGCATCCAGCGGGTAATTTGGGTGACCAAGACAAAGATTGTGCCGACACTCGATAATGAGATCAAGCGGTGGTTCCCCGGGCGGAAGCGGCTGGTCACTGTGGTCACCAAGGAAAGCCCAGTGATCAACCCCGCGGTACCCTTTGTAATCGTGGCGATGGAGGACTTGTCCCAGGTGCGCCACAGGTGGGGTGCTAGTATCAAGCAGAGCATGCTGCAACTCGCGGACACGTCGTTCCTCGTCGTGGATGAGGTCCACATGCTGTACAACACGGGGGTGGAGCGCAACTCCCACTGCATCGAGGTGGCGTTCCGGGCCGCGCGCACCCTGGCAATGACGGCCACCCCGATCGCGGACGATAAACAGCGCAACGGGCTGCTGTGGATCGGAATGAGTGCGGGGTTCCCGGTCCATAAGGAGAACCAGCTCGTCGCCTACGCGCAGGCGGTGCAGGCCAAGGTCCACCGTAATATCACGGAGATCAACCAGGCGTGCAAGATACCGCTGACCGACAGCGTGCGCCAGGCGCAGAACCGAGCCATCCGTAGTGGCGAGTGGAACGTCGCACTCGAGGCGCTGCTCGACTTTCTTCTCCCAATGATGTGCCGGGCGGCGGTAGCGCTCGCCGCATGGGACCGGTCGCAGCAGCGGGCGGAAGACGTGGCCAAGGGCGGGTGGCAGCTCATCGTGTACTCGGATAGGCACGTCCAGAGGGCGGCGGAGCTCTGTAACCGGACGATCAGGGACATGAAGCTCGACTTTCGAGCGGGTGCACGAAAGGGTGCCAAGGCAGAGTCTGACAACACACTGGGCGTGGTCATTACGGGCAAGGACGACGCCGAGGGGTACAACCTCCAGCGCCTTGGCGGGCAACTCGGGTGCCCCCTGCCGGGCAACTACGCCAAGCGCAAGCAGATGCGCGGGCGGATCAATCGGCTCGGGCAGTTCCGCAAGCGGCTGTACTACGTCCAGCTCATCCCGGACCCGTCGATCCTGTCGATACTGTTCCAGCGACACAACACCGTGCAGGGGCAGAATGCACAGCTGCAGGAGCTCGCGATGCAGTTCATCGCGGAGGGGGACGGCGGAGTGCGCGAGCTCACGGCGGCGGACATGGAGGGTCGCGACGGCGAGGAGTGGCAGGATGTCAAACTCGAGAGCCTCCTGCACCCGGCGGGGGCGACGGAGTACGGCGGGTCAGGGGCCAAGGCCAAGCGCCCGCGGCCCGAGGCCGCCGCGGCGCCGAAGCGCCCGCGGCCCGAGGCCG